GTTAATACCACCATGAACAACATTAGGACTGACCATAATATGATTTTTGTCATTGATAATACCTAGTTCTATGTATTTAGCTTTGGCTTCCTTACCGACCAAACCGTCTATCGGACATGGACTGCCTGCGGCAAGCATTGCCCTAAAGACACGAATGTCTTGACAAAGTACCGCAGTTGCCGATACCTTCAATCCAAGCTGTGCTAATCCTCTTGACAATTTTAAGCGTTCACAGTTCATATCTCTAACATGAGTACCAAAACTACCAGAGAAGATACCAGTACCCACAGCACCACTTCTTACCACGACACAAACATCATTACCACTACCTACCGATAGTGATGGTGAGATTGCCGAAGGCGGTGGTTGGTCTTTATAACGGATCGTAGTATCTGCTGCACTTACCGTAGATGTATAAGCCAACGCTAAGGTTAGCACGATAATGGCAAGTAGGATTCTCATTAGTCTGCTTCTGCTATGGTGTTGCCAGCATCTTCCCATGTTTTAATTAATGCTCTTTCTTTGTTATTATCGTCAAGTGGCACAAACATTTCAACACTATCAATAACTGCTTTTATGCAAACATAATCTCCTTGTTCGTCATTTACTTTTTGAGCTGAGTTTACTGTTCTTAAATCATCCATATATTACTCCTATAATTCTGCTGATAAGGTGCAAGGTAAACCTTGTTGACAAAATTGATTAGTAGTTATACTAGTGTCTATATTACTAATAAATCTTCCACCATTAACACCCATAGTTGAACCAGCAAGACTGCTTGTAGTATAACTTCCACCAACTAAACCAAACCCACCTGTTGCAACATGCGTGACAGTAGGAGCTGCTCTCATTTCAGTTCTAAATTGTGGCAATCCTTGTATAACAGTTGCTGCTGTTGCTTGTGTTGCTGGTACTAATTCGCTATCGCCTATAAAATATCTTTGACATCTTGTTAAACTTTCCCCATAAGTTTCAAATTCAAAATCTGGAATTGTACTTGATGTAAATTCTCCCACTTCCATCTGTATGCCTGTAATAAAAAAATCATTACTTGCACTATCTGCAACATTAACTTGTCCGACATAAGTGTTAGCTTGAGTGTAACTACCCCATGATGTTTGCAAAGTGCCACTTTGATAACTACTACCAGCAACTAAAAGCCATTGTAATTGAAAACCAGAGCCATTGTCGTCATTAATTGTGCCACTTGTATCACCATCAAAATTACAGATATGATTTTCCCAAGTATTAGCAGAACTTACCGTATATGCTTTTGATATATGTCTGTTGCCGTCTGGTGCAGTAATAGATAATATATGAGTGCCTGTTTTAGGACTTTTCACCCAAAAAGAAAAAGTCAATTTTTGAGCATTGGAAGTACCATAATTTAATAATTTTAAATCTTGTGCTTCTACATGATAGTCTAAAGAGCCTAATGTACCAGAAGAAGGTGAATCTTTTGCAGTTGTAACATCATACTTTAAACTTTTGGTAAATCCATATCCAGACGGAACATCTGTGCTTTGACTTATGGTATATGTACCAGCATCATTAAGTTTTTGTTTCATTCTACTAACAGTATAATATCCATCAGTAGTTTTTCCAGTAACGCTTGTTGAGTATTGTGCTATTTTCATATCACCATTAATTATTAACGGTTGAGCATTTGGTCTTAAAGGTGTGCCAAAACCTGTCGCTGTACCATTGTTAGTAATCGTTGCTCCTGATGCAATATTAATATCTGAACCTGAAAGAGCTGTAAAAGTATTTGCTGTAAATCTAAAGTCATCAGCTCCGCCAATCTCAATATCAATTTGATCGTCAGTTGGTGCAGATATTGTGGTATCTGCATCTGCATCTAATATGATGCCATCAGCTAAACCATTCATATCAATAGCATTACCATTGGCATCAAGTGTGCCACCAAGTTGTGGCGAGGTATCACCTACCAATTCTGTTAATGCTGAACCTACTCCTAACTCTCCTGCATCTACTTTCTTGAGTTGACTGTCAGTTGCATCAAAAAACATTAAGTGATCGCCTGATGCAATGGTTGTATCAGCTAAACCACTAATGACTGTTGGATCTAAGTGTTCTTCTGAAATGGCATCGTCTGCTATTTTGGCAGAGGTAATGGCATCAGCAGCAATTTTTGCAGTCGTAACTTGTAAATCTGCAATGTGTGCTGTATCAATACTGCCGTCTGTATAGTGTTCAGAATCAATAGCATCATCAGCAATCTTAGCACCAGTTATAGCATCTGCTGCTATCTTAGCTGTGGTTACTTGTAAATCAGCTATATGTGCTGTGTCAATACTACCATCAGTATAATGCTCAGAGTTTATTGCATCGTCTGCAATCTTTGCTCCTGTAACTGCATCAGCATTTATCATTGCTGTTTCTACAGCATTATTTGCAATCGTAACCACCCCTAAATTCGATATGGTAATATCGCCTGATACAGCTTTGTTGTCAAAAGAATCAGAGCCATCATAAATTAGTATATGACCAGATGCTAATGAGCTTATATTCGTATCATTAAGTTCAGCAAGCGTATCTTCTGTTGCTATTTGTGAATCAACATAAGCCTTGATAGATTGTTGTGTAGCTAATTTAGTTGCTGAGTTAGACGACATATCATCTTCATCAGCGATCCCTGTAATACCATCTAGTAAATTTAATTCTGTAGCGTTCGATGTCACACCATCTAAAATATTAAGTTCAGCAGTGGTTGAAGTTACGCCATCTAATATATTAAGTTCTGCGGTTGATAAGGTTGCACCATCTAATATATTAAGTTCTGTATCAGTAGCTGTTATACCTGATAAAGTAAAAGTAGTTACCTCTGGATTTCCTGTGCTTGAATTAAATTGTAATATTTTTCCTAAACGATCTGCTTTTGCAGGTATCGTCATATCTGTGCTACCTGATATACCTTCAGTTACAGGAATTTTAATGGTTCTGCTGTTCTCCTCTGATAACTGCTGTGCAAATATTACCAACGAATCAAGGTCAGTATTTAATGCTGCTGCCGTTAATGAACCTGATGTAACAAAGTCTGTAGTTCTAGCTAAAGCCCTGGCACCTACTAATGTGATAGTATCGCTACTTGATGCAGCACTACCTAAAGTTACACTACCTTGTCCAGTTGATGCTGACAATGTAACGGTATAATCACTGGTTTCAGTTAGCTTAGTTGCGTTCTTGTAAACAGCTAAATCACTGGTTGCTAATAAAGCAAAGGTAAAAGCGTAAGGTCCAGTACCAGCACTACCTGTGTAGACTGCCCTTCTAGTTACTGCTGCTATACTATAATCTGCCATAATTTATTCCTCATTCGCATTATATATCATATTTATCGCTTTTTAAAATTCTCAATCATCTCATTTATCTTGTCCATATCTGTGCCAAATTTAACTTTATTTCTCATTTTATTTGGTAAAACTTCGTTAGTAAATAATTTAGGGTATTTTTGATAAAGCTCTGTTTTGGCAGCTTGACGGTATTTTTGTATTACGCCTTTGATGTAACCAACCTTACCTTTATTATCTGCTACATATCCTTTTTTAGGATCAATAAGATTAAAATAATATCTTGAATCTACATCTTTTTTTAGCCTTTCTTGCAAAGTCATACCATTAACTTTAATTTTACCAACTAATTCTTGATACTCATCGTACATACTTCTTTTGTTAGTGCCGCCAAAATCTAATCCACGGAATTGTTTTAAATTAACATTACCATCCATGTGTTTTGGCACATCCATATTAAACCTTAATCTTTTTAATTCTTTTAGCAGAGGATCACCTAAGTTTTCTGCATCAACATAATTAAATGCAGGCATTGGAAAGTCTGCTGCATAGTTTCTAGGTTCACCAAAAATAGGATCTCTAGCAAGGTCAATGCTATCTTCAAACATACCAAAAGCATTTCTTTTAATATGGTCTGTAAACTCATTCATTTGTTGATATTGTTTGTCATCACCTAAAATTTCGTTATACAAGCGATAAAAAGGTATTAATGAACCTGCTTGTCTGCCTATATAGGTTCCTATTTTTCTTTCACTTTCTAACGCATCACCAAGATTTTTTAATCCTGTTAAAGTAGGCATATCTAAAAATGCACCTGCTGTTGATAATGCCATAGCAGCAAATAATTCAGTAGTTGATTTTTTATCACCATACTTATAAACATCCATCATGTTACCAACAATACCAATGTATCTTGCATAAGGATCAAGTCTGCGTAAATTAATTCTTTTGTCACCTACCAAAATACTATGTCTTGGAACACCAACAGTTCTTTCTAATACTAAGGCTTCTCCTCTTGATGCAGGTCCTTTACCTTCAATAAGATTTGACATACCCCACATCATTGCAGTTGACCACATAAAAATACCTGTGTTTAAAGCAGCGTGTGCTTGTCTTGCTTCTGCACCACCTGCTGCTATTTTAGCTCCAAACTTTTCACTGGTAAGTTGTAATCCAGGTGTGCGTTCAACTACATAAGAAATTAAGTTAGCAGGTGTTCTTACAAAAGGCACAACAAAATCAAGTAAATTTGAATCATGTATAATTTTACCTGCTTTGTTTTCAAACTGTGTTCTTTTTAAATCTTGTAGTCCACGGCTACTCCACATTGCTATGTCACCACCAACGATTGACTTACCTTTGTATTGATATGGATCATCTTGAAATACACCTCTGCGTGCTTCTTCTATAGCTTTCCTAGCAATGTCGTTACCACTGTCATTACCTGTTGCAGCTTGATATAGTTGTGCATCAATTGCATCTTGTAATTCTTTTTCTATCTCAATATTTAGTTCTTTTAATTGTTTACCATTTAATTTACTAGCATCAATTTTTTTGTCTTTAATAATTTTATCAGTTGCCAATGAACGAGCATAACTTCTAAACGATAATTGTTTGACAAATTCATCAGTGCCAATAATACCTCTACGACCAATAAATCTAATACCATTACCTACAACATTAATTAATCCACCTGCTGGACCATATTTTTGTGTACCATCTTGATACCAGTTAGCAAATGGCATTTTGCCTTTTTGATATATAGGTGATTCTTTTGTACCAATCACTACTTCATCAGCAGCGTAATCATCTCTTATCCAACGGTTATCAATTACATTTTTAGATTCATTAATAGCTCTTAATGATTCTTGAGTTGCTACTTTTAAATTATGAAATAAATCTGTAAATTCATTAACTGCTTTCATGCGGTCAATTTTACTACCGTTTAATACACCACCAATATATCTCATAGCAGTACGGTCTACGACATGAGCTAATGATCCAAATACATTAGCAGAAATGGTTAATGTGCCGCCTAAAATATTATGAATAAATAATTCTTTAGCACCATCAACAGTAATCTTTGTTCCTTTAGCAACTTTTTTTAATAAACTTTCTGTTTTAATTAAATATTGTTTTTTCTGTTCTAAATTATCAAAGTCATTTAATTTATCCATCCACTCACCTTGGGCGTTCATATCTTCAAACGCATCATCATATTTACCTTGATGAAACTGACTTCTTAATTGTAACGATCTACCTGCTTTAGAGGATAATTCTTTATCTAATAGCAAAAAAGCTGTTTCCCTATCTTCTAAAACTTTTAATGGAATATTATTGTTAGGAAATTTTTTAGCATTATACACATCTCTAGTAGCTTGTTTTGCTAAAGTATTAACAAATATATCGTGAGCTTCAGAATATTTGCCTTTAGCTGCTAAACCTTTTTGTGTTTTAAAACTTTTTAAAATGCTGTCATAATCTGTAATATCATCAATACCTAGTGAATCAACATATTTGTTGAGATCATCTAAACTTTTAGTTAAATCTTTTGGTTTGATACCTAACGCAATAATACCATCTTCACCTAGATATTTTTTAGATTCTTCACTAAAATTTTCTTTAAATGTTTTGTAAGCATCTTGTCTTGCTTTTTTTAATTCTGCTCCTGATAAACCTTCAGATTTTCGTCTTGCAGTAATTTTTAGCTGTTCTTCAACTAAATTTTGCATCCTTTTTCTTGATTGTTCAGATAGTTCTTTTTCTATCTGTTCTTTTCCTTCCTTAGATGCTCCTGTTTTTTTTATTTTTTCTATAGCTTTTTTACTTGTTAAGCTATTTTTTATTCCTATAGCACCACCAGTTACACCGCCAATAGTAGAACCAACACCAGCACCAATGCCTAATGATAATAAAAATCTTTCTCTATCAAATTCATCAAGATTACCAAGTTGCATTTCTACATTTTGTCTAGCAACATCATCTAATCCTGAATAAGCTGCACCATTAATAGCACCTTGTATCAAGCCTGATGTGGTATAGGCTTTAATTTTTTCTTTAACTGCTGCTTTAGCTGCTGATTTTCCAGCATTGCTTGCTACAAATCCTGCACCAAAGCTAAGACCACTAAGATATGTTGTGTAATCTTTTAAAATAGCTTGACCAATATCTACATAACCACCCATCCCATCATCTTTCTCATATTTTTCCCAAACATTCCACATATGAGCTAAGGCTTGCTTATCATTTTCATTGTAGGTTGTTGTTGCTACAGCAAGATAACCAAGCTGAGATAGATTGTAATTGTAGTCACGCATATATTGTTTGTATTCATCAACTAATTCTTCAGTGCTTCCTTCAAATTCTTTGTTCTTAGTTAATTGATAATGTCTTTTAAAAGATTCGTGTAATCCTGTATCTTTTAAAAGATTTTGTGTTGTTAATTCAGAATCATATTGTTCTTGCATTAAATTTGAATTTTTAAATTTTTGTACCAATGAGTTAATTTCAGGTACAGTTAATTCTTTATTAGCCTGATAATTGCCAAAACCTTCAATATAATATAAATTATTTCCTTTGTTAGTAACTTGTGTCATTCGTCTAGCACCTCTATTGATTGACCCTTTTCAACTCTAAGTCTTGTTCTAAATAACTCCTCAGTTTGAGAATCTAATATATCAAAAAATTGTCTGCCTTGGATTACTCTGTCTGCTCTTTCTTGTGTTGAATCTGCTGAAAAATACATCTTAAAAAAGTCATCAGCAACATATCCACTTAAATGTAAAAACTGTCCATGAAATGACATTGCTGTTGTTATTTTATCTTTAGTTTCATTATCTAATGATTCAAAACGAATATCAGACAAAGTTAAATCTTGATTACCTGTAGCTTGTATTCTTTTCTCTAAGGCTTTTTCTAAGATAGGGGTAAAATTAGTTATTACTAAACTTGCAAATTCATCATCACGCAAAGATATATTTTGTCTTGACATAAAATTTTTAATGTAGCCTAAATTTTGTGTCAATACATGAGAAATATAAAAGTTTTCACTGCCTTGATAAGCTGATAATTGTTCTTCAGTTTCAACACCAAATATACTGGTAATTTTTAATCTTGACTTTAACCTATCTTTAAAAGGCTTATAATCTGCATCTTTAGAAACATCAGTGTAAGCAACAATAAAGTTGGTTAATTCTTTTTCATCTTTGCTGCTTAGTATATTTTCCTCTAAATATTTCTGTCCTACTTCAGTAATACTTTGTTGTGTGCTAATACTTTCTTCTCTTAACTTTCTTTTAACATCACTTATGGATTCAATAGTTTTATCTGGTATTTCTGTTGTTATACTTTCTTCAATGCCATCTATTGCTATTTCCATTTTACCATCAGAAAGAGTTAGCTCATTTTTTTGTAAAAAATTATTTATATATTGCTCAATACCTGATCTTGTTTGTAATTGAGGATTGGCATCTAAATCTTTTAAAACTTCTTCTTTAACAAATCCTATTGTAACAAGATCCATTTTTGCTGTATTTTCTAAATATTTTGTATTAAGCGTATTTATTTCACTTATTGCTTTTCTCTCTAAATCATTCCATTCTTCATAGTCTGTAATTTTTTTATTACCGTATGTCATATTTTCTAATACTTGTAATTTTAAAAAACCAGCTTCGCCTTCACTAGCTTCAATCATTCCTTTTGTTAATATGGCTAATCCTTTTTCAGGTTCATTTTTATACGCAGTATTAATATCATTGACTAATGTTTGTATTTTATTTTGATTAGGATTGTTTAGATCAGGAACATCATTAAAATATTTTTTAAATTGATCAGATGTTAATTTTTGCAATGCTTTATCTTTTGCATTTTTTATTTGTTGAATAATTTTTTCACTGTCCGCACCCATTGTTTTGTCAGAACGGTCAGATAAATTATCATACATATTAACAACACCTTGCATGCCTGCTACATCATAAACTTTGTCAGCAGCTTCATTTGCCATGTTTAAATCTTCAGTAAAAACATTGGTTCTTTGTTCTCTATCTAATTGTAACCTGGTGTTTAAATTTCTGTTAGCTTGTGCGTTACCATATACTTTCATGTTATTCATAAAAGTATCGTAAGATGATTTATTATTAACAAACATGCCAGCGTAATTATCAATAATATTTTTAGCTGCTTCATCTGCTTCAGCTAAAGTCATACCTTTACCATCGTTGGCATTATAAAAATCTTCATTAAAAAGTTTATGTAATCTTTGTTTGGTTTTATTTTCTGCTTGCCCTCTTATTTCTGCACCTATATATTCATTAGCAGTTAGTTCTGCAATATTTGCACTGCTAGGATTAAAAGGTAGTTTTTGTTCTCTTTTTTCTATCATGCCGTTTATTTCTTCGGCAGATGGTTGATTCATCAAAGAGTATTCAAAACCTGCTTGCACAGCTTGTTTTGCTGCTTTTTCCTCTAAAAACTTTTGCATTTGAGAAATTGAATCTATCGTACCTTGATAGCCAGCAACTGCTGTTGAAGCTGCACTACGGTCCATAGCTCCCATGGTTAGCTTTGGTAATGCTATGCCTGTTGCTTTTGTTCCTTGATATTGTCCAATCATTTTTGCCATTTATGCTACCGTATCTGTTTTGTACTTTTGATAATTAAGATAACCTTGTGATAAGTAACTGCCTGCTTGTAATGTTGCTAAATTTTTAACATTAACAGCAGCTTGTTCTTTACTAGCTATTTCATTTCGTGCTTCACGATCTAACATATTACCAACAATTTTATAATTTTCTTGTAATAAATTAAGGTTTCTATTGCCTGCTAAGTATTCATCTAAACCTTGTTGTAAAACAACTGTGTTTAAAACATTATCTTTCATAAGTCCGCTAGCAGCACCAGATGCAATATTAAATGCCAAAGACCTAGAAGTATCTTTAAGTATCTGATTTTGTTCTTCTTTAATATCAATTATATCTTTTTGTCTTTGTATTTCTTGTTGTTTTTGGTCAAATTGGCGTTTTATTTCAGCAGCTTGTGCTTCAGCACGATATTGAGCAGCTTGTGCTTGCCCTTGTCGTATTGCTGTAAATGCTTGAAATCCTGAACTTGCTGCTAATGCAATCGCTGCTTTTGACATTTATCCTCCTGTGCTAACCTTATAATCCATACCTAGTAAGTGTAATTTTAAAGGTGCAGATTGTCCAATGGTTATCTGTCCTGTCAAACTAAACCCTAAGATACCGTGTAATGTTTTAGTACCTGTAAACTCTGGTACAGCAACATCTAAGTTATCTGTACCAAATGCTCTAATGGGTATGGTATTTCCATTAATTGTTAAGTTTTGTGTTTCATTTAAAAATGCGTTGACTTCTAGCACACGCTTTTTAAAACCTTTTAGACTTGCATATCCTGTTATACTAGGCTCAATTGGTAAAGTTTTAATGGTCACTGTATAATCTAAGCCTGCTTGATATGAACTAGAAGTTGAGCTTGCAAAAGTAATTGTACTGGCTCCTGCTGTTACATCAGCTTGCATTACGCCATCACCAATTACTTTTACAGTCTTTTGATTTAAGTGTCCTGAACTATGACTAGATGCTGCACCGCCTGACACCCCACTATCTAAAGTAAATGCTTCATCAAACAGTTCGATATAATATTTGTTAGCACTGTTAATAGTGCGTTTTACAGCTACATATTGATCACTAACAACAGTTGCTACATTTAAAAATAAACCATCCGTGGTAAACTGCGTTCCTGCCACAATATTTTGATCTCTTAGCAAAGTGTATACTGCACAAGTACCATCGTTATTTACAACTAATAATCTATCGCCTTCATCTGTAGAAGTAGCTTTACGAATAGACATATCAATCGGTGTGCTTAATAAATGACTAGATAGTAATGATATTTGTGATGTTAAATAACCATCTCCACCACGGTCATAGATATACTCATTTAATGCTTTGCCTTGGCGTTGAATGTAAATGGTACTACCTGATATGTTTTGTACTCGTATGTTCTCTTTGCTGCCATGACTTGATTGTAACTTAGCAATAAAGTTACTTGGTGTTAATGGGTCGCTAAAGTCTTGTGGTGCAAAAAACTCACCACCTGTGGTAAAAATTTGTAAGTAGTTAGCACTTAATATGTCGGTTATAGTATTAAGCTGATTAGTGTCTAGTGTTGCTACAAACGCATCGTCATCTAAACCTTCACCAGGATTAAAGTCAAAAAACGCATTTATCCTAGATGCAAAAATAGTTGATGGTCTTGATTTACTACCACCAAAAAACAATCTACCTTGATGAAAAGTAGCCGTTCTTGGAAAACCTTTGCTGCTACTAAAAGTATCTTCATAACCAGTTTCATGCTCCCAATCTGCATTAGCCAGTGCATCTGTATTAAAGAATGGTATTTCGACCAATGCTTGTGCAACTGTTGCAGAATCAACCGCAACAATTTTTGCTCTACCAAATTGATTAGAGCCAATTACATTTACAAAACTACCAATATCATCTGATGCGTTCCAATAGTTATGCTGTGTCGTCAAAGTAATTTTACCTTCTGTGCCACTAGGTGTTAGCGTGCCTGCACTTGATGTATTCTCTATGGTTAAAGTAAATGCGTGCTGCGGATTAAAAGTAAAAGTAACATCAGCTATAGTCCATGCTGTGTCAGAAGTACGAGTAATCTTTTTAGGCACCATATCTTCTTGAGTTACAATTAAAGTGTCTGCACTTTGTACCCAGCACATTTTAGTTAACATTGCAGAGGTAATAGTAGTTGTAAGATAATTATTGCCACTGCCTGCAATATTTGTTTGTAACACACCATTTTTAATAACTGCCATACGATTATGAGTAAATGCTAATAAATAAGCATCAGATGTATTAAATTCAAATGGCACTAATCGTATGCCATTTTCAGGACTACCGCCTAATTCTGTTATAAATTTAGTTCCAGGTCTGCGTTTAATACCACCTTGCGGCAAAACAACAACATTAAGTGCAGTTGTTAAGCCTGCATCGTAAGCCTTGACATCATCTCTAGCTATAAGTTTGGGGTCTAGTTCACCTGAAGTAAAACTGTTTTGGATATCAATTACCCTAGACATTATCGTACCTCAATTAAATCAAAACTGTTATTGCCTAATTGTTGTGCTCTTTGTCCTTGTGCATCAGCTTGTGTACATTGTCTAAATAAACCACCTCTCCCATTTTCAGCAGGAGTACCAAATGCTAATGCTCTAAAATAATCTGCTTTGGTAATTTGATCAGTTAATGGTTCTGCAAAGTCTGCTGCTAATGCGTGGCGTAGCATGTAAACAAAAAACTCTGGAAATCTTGATTCGTCAACATCTGCTACATAGTCAATAAAAACAGTATCATAATTTGTTAATAATCTTTGCTGATCAATATAATATAATTCAAATTCAGTTTGTGGTAACGCACCTGCTGTTGAAGTTTGAAACAGGGCTTTAGGCGTACCAATAATATCCGCAGGTAACGCATACGCATACTGCCATTCTGTTGTTGGTGTATCGCTAGTTCTTGCTAGTTGCACTTTTACTTTAGCAAAAGACCAAGGATAAATAGATAAAATATACTTTTTTAAGTCATCATATAAACGGTCACATATTTTTGCAGAATCCGTACCTTCGGTAAACGAGGTCATTTCTGCTGCACCTAGCATCAAGAGTGCATCATTACAAATGGTAAGTTTAGTATCTCCTGCTGCCATATAATCTCCTTAAAAAAGTATGCTCTGCCGAAACAGAGCAACTTTATCTTACTTAGTCAGAATCAGAAACTGCTCCGATTGTAGTACCATCAGACACATCTACTACTCCAGATGCGTTAGATACAACAATGTGCATTGTTACTGTTCTTGTTCCGCCTGTTGAGCCATGGACCATAATCATATCACCTACTTTCAAAGTATCTGAAAGAGTGTTGAAGTAGCCAGCAGCATCAACAGCAGTGTGTGCATCGGTAGTTGTATAGACATACAAAGCTGGTAAATCACCAGATCTGCCTTGTCCTGCTAACGCACCGAATCCATCAGTTGAATAAGCCATAAGTTACCTCCTATGATTCACGACAAGTTATTTCAACAATACCATTGGTATCAATACCAACAGCTCCAGCAGAAAACATTGAGTTTACTAAGAACGATGCTTTTTCAGCAATGTAATTAATCTCTGTTTTCTTATCCATGTTTAAAGCAAGTCCTGTTGAGCTTTGGTGCCATGCTAAACATGTTCTGTCATTTGAACCATCTACAGCAAGTCCGCCTTCATCTCTATCACCGATAGCAATAAATTTAAAACCTAAGAATGAATCAACAGTACCTTGAGCTAATGCTTTAGTTGTGTTGACATCAATAGTTTTTACATCACTGTCATCTAAGAAAGCTGCCATGTTGTTTGAATGACATAAGAAAAAACGACCTTCAGCAGGTACATTTTTTTGATCCATTAACTTTTTAGCTTCTAACACTTTATCAACATTTAAGTTTGTGTTAGAACCACCAATAGAATTGGCTACAGTTAATGATGTTCCTGCACCATCAATCGCATCAATAACAAGTTGGTCCATTCTACGACCAATCGCCATTGATAATGCTTTAACAAGCTCTGCTCTTTCATCAAACAATACTTTACCGCTTGTGAATATATCTGAATATTCAGCAGCATTGTAGTCTGACATTGTAGCTGTCACTTGCGAATGTGCTAAGTTTAACGGTGTTACATCAGATTGTGGAATATGCAAATTCGCTACACCTGAACCTAACTTGTTAAACTTATATGTGTTACCTGTTACGCCTGCTCTCTCTCTTACAGTACCACCTAATACACGATCAGATTGATATGCTTGTTTGACCTCGGCATCAAATATGGTAACAAAACTTGAGCTAATACTTGTACTCATAATATCTCCATATAATAGTTAAGTTATTATCGCTTGATGTTGTCCATAAGGGCATCTTACTTGTAGGTTGTGCCTACCACACCTCATACGAGTGTCAAGGGCAGAAATACTGTTATCCTTACGGTATAGTGTAATTAAAACTTAGAAGATTGCAACTTTTTATAAAATATAATCTTTGCTTGGATCATCAGGTACACGCTGTTTAAACCATTTTTGTACTTTGTTGCGATAACTAGGATCTTCTTTGTACTCTTTGGTTCCAACCATAGCATATAATTCATCTAATGTTGGCACACCTTCGTCACTTGGTTGTGCTGTTGGAATGTTACCTTCCCCATAGAATCGTCTTAACTTTTGCATGGCTCTAACACCTGATGCAGTGCCAGCAGCACCTTTAAATGCTTCTAGTTCTTCTTCGTTAAAAACACCTTTGTTAAACAAACCATTTGCCCATTCAGCAGTTGATTTAATAATTTGATCTGCATCTGGTCCTAATTTGTCTTTTTCAATTTTTACATCAACCTTGAACTGTTCTAGAGATGACATCTCCATATCAATATAATCTTTAGCCAATGCTTCAAATGCTGCTTGACTAACCCCATGTTCTTTTGCCCAACCTTGAAAACGGTCTAGCAAAGGATCATCTTGTGGTATACCTGATTGTTCAGCAAAAGATACATCGTAATCTTCTGGTGCTTTGTGTTTGCCTTGAGAAAAGTTTTTCTCCATTTCTTTGTAAGATTTGACCAAGCCTTCAATGTCTGGACCTTCTTCTTGATTCCAAAACTTTTCAGGAAAATAATCTGGTCTGTCATACTCAACTTCTTCTCCTTCATTAGCTATTGCGGTATTAACTTCTTCTGGATCTTTAGCAAACACATCTTCAATCACTTCAGGATTAGAATCTTGTTGTGCTTGTTCTTCTGCCCTTACTTCATTAATACCTTGATCTAATAAACCTTCGCTTTCAGTTGCTTGACTTTCTACTGCTTGATTTTCTTCACTCATCCTCTTGCCCTCTCTATGCGTTTCTCAATTTCTCTCACCAAAGAATTTTGTCCCTCTCTACAATATCCATAGCTTGAAACCTCACCAGGAATAAAAGTTGGTTGCTCAATAGTGATAGCCCTTAAATGTCTTAATACTTTTTGTCCATCTTCCGTATTAAAAACCCTTGCGTATAAACGATTCAATTCAACTACATTAATAAATTCTTTGTGGTCTATTGCTTGTTCATCTAATAAATTTAATTCATCCCAGCTCATGCTTACTCCTCAGTTGGTGCTTCAGTTGGTTGTGATGGTTGTTCTAGCTGTGCTTGTGTTTGTGCTGCTTGTTGAGCCATTTGTGCTGCTTGCTCTAATAAAGCAGCTCTTTCTTCTGCTGTATTTCTAACTTCCGCAGGAATACCAAGACTATCAGCAATAAAATCTGCTGCTGCACCAATCTTCACAGATGTTTGTCCTTCTGGACCAAGTTGTTGCACGATTTGAGCAAATTGTAATAGGTTATTAACTTTGTCTTGATTCTGTGACATCGCAATCGGACTAACAGGTTTGATCTTGACTTCTAAACCATTAACTTTTAAAGGTAACTCAATCAAGTTTTGAGCATCCATAATCTGTAAAGTACGCTGTACAATCGGTGTCATTACTTCGGCAATCAAACGACCAAAGGCACTACCTAAGTTTTGTGCTAGTTCTTGAACACGCTGTTGTATTTCAGTTGCACTTCGTGCTGACATATCATCTCTTGGGATAGATTCATCTAACAATATCTTCTTAATTGACATTTGAAGTTGGTCAATTACGATTTGTGATAACTGTGGATCGCCACTACGAGATAACGGTCTTAGACTTTCACCTTGTGGTCCACCATTTCTAGCCACAGGTATGATTGCACCTGGTTTGAGTACCACTGTATTTGGATTAAGAACCCCATCATCTGCTGCGGTATACACACCTGCAATAGATAATGATGAATTTTTTAATAATAATTCTTTGGTTTTATTTAAAGTTTTGATATCAGGTATAGCCACAGTTAATGGTCCACGACCATATACTTCGCCTGCTGCTTTCATGTACCTTGATACCACCCAAGGACTATATTTAAGTTCCCTCTCAACCACTTTTAATTTTTCTTGTTGGTAAATAATACAATAAGTATATTTACCTGTGTCTAAATCTTTGACAGTGGCTTCTAAAAAATCTATTTCTTCTATTGGATTGTCTTTGACTTTACGCTTCAAAGTTTCATTAAGTTTAGCATCAGGAAACTGAATTAAAATTTGTTCTGCTTTTAATCGTAAAGTACGGTAGACATTTTCTACCTGACCATTAGCACCTTCTTCAAAACAAACCAAATACATTGGAATAGAAGTGTAGCGGATTGGTGTCATCTCGTCACCTTCTTGAATTAACATCACCGCAGTACCTACACATAGGTCTAATAAAAATTCACCCATAGCTAAGTCAAAGTTAGAAGTGCGAATAACACTAAACATTTTATCTAAGTAAACATCTAAAATTCTTTGTACTTCTACTTTTTGATCTACTGGAATATCATTACCAGGTTCTAAACGACACCAGTTATTTTGCGGTGGAAATAAACCTGATTGTATTCTATTGGCAAATCGTTGCGTTGAACTAATTGCTGTACTGTCAAATACATCTGACATTTTGTTTTGACCAACCGTCTTACCTTCAAAGTAACCTTCATATAAGTTACGGTTCGGCAAAGCAAAACGATAACAATCTTCATAAACTGATTCCCATTGTTCTTTACGAACTTTGGCAGCTTGATAGCGTTTCATAATTTGATTGACTGACTTATATGCCATTATGTTTTCCTCGTTAGATCAGAATCTGCTTTTCTAGCACCACCTTTGCCTGTAACAAAAGATCGTACTCTGCCCATCGCCCAAGCATGTGCAGATACACCACGGCTACCTGACGAATAATACGCACCCAATCCACGCTTGTAAACTTTATCAAGTGTTGATTTGCTAAATTTGCTAGTATAACTACTTGGATATTTACCTGCCACCTGCTCTCTCCTTGCTGATTTGATCCATCATCTCTGCTGATAATAAACCTTTACGGTACAACCGTCTAGTGCGTAAGATTTCACTCTCTCGCTTAGATTTGTTTTTAGCTCCTGCTAAATACTTTAAAGGTACACCCTTCTTAGATTTAGGCACAGCTTTAAACTTGCGTTTCATTTTTTGCCTGGCTTTTTACCGCCACCATATCCTTTCTTTTTTTTCATGATTTGTCCTTTTTCTTTTTAAAGTTATCTTTCATACCACCCATTACAAACTTACCGCCAGTATCTTTTGCATAACCTTTGGCTTGAGCAATCCCTTTACCTGTGTACGGAAACATTTTAGATTTTCCATTTTTACCTACTACTTTTGGCATATATCCTCCTATACTCTATATCTTGCACCTGACATTTGAAATAATGTAGCTCGTTTTTGAGCCGCAGCTCTCCTAGATCGCATACGCTTGCGTTCCTCTACTAATTTTTCTGTTTCAGCTAGTTTTTCTTTAGCTACCTTTAATTTTTCTTTTGATTCTTTCTCCTCCAACGCAAACTTTTCTTTTGCTAAATCATCTTGGGTAGGTGCCAAGGTTTCACCTTTAAATTCTTCACCCACAATTTCTTTGTATTCTTTTGCCGCAGCATAACTTACAGGAGATGGTCCCCCACCAAATGCACGCTGTCTTGGTTGATAGATTATTTTGCTACTACTAGGTGGAGAAACCATTTTAAAAAATGTGTCAAAAGGTGATCGTGGTGGTCTGCTGCCTGATAACATAATTTAACCTAGCGTATCGCTTTTTTGTCCTAATCCAGTTTCTGGTGTTTCTCTTTCTGCTAACAACATACGCCTACCGCCATATCTAGCTCGTCTTTTGCGTTCTTGTAAAGAGGTCATTTCTTTCATGCGTTCTAATTCTGCTTTTTTTTCGTCAGCTTCTAATATTTCTTGCTGCCTTTTTTGAGCTTCTTTCGTTTCTTCAGAAATTGGCTCTGGTGCTGGAATCTTTGGCTTAGATAATATAGCTCCCATTATTTACTCCTAATAAATTTTTGCATACATCACATAATCTTGTTTGTCATGCCCAAATTGTTTTAATAAACCTTCGTACTTGAATTGTAATACAGATGCCCAGTTGTTTGCAACTTTGTTACTGGCTAATACAGTGACTTGAATTCGGTGTGCTGCCAAATATTTTGCACCATATTTAATAACAAACTTAGCGGTTCTGGTAGTAGCTACTGGATATTTGTTAAATAATTGACTGCCCAAACACCACGCTTCATATACACCAGGTAATATTTGAGCAAACCCCCAACATGCTGCAATCTGTTCATTGTAGATCACAGTAATTGCTGGACCTGTGGCTTGTAATTGTTCTATGTAAGCTACCGTGGTGTCATAGTCAGCAAAATAACTTTCATCTAAAGCACGGTAATCTAAATGATACGCATCATTGTTGGTGTAATCTCGGTAAACAATTCTTTCATTGGTGTTTAAACTATTGTAAAATTCTACTAATCCTATAGGGTTTTGCGAGGTTTTAGGTACCCCTCTTTTACCTCGCATCTCTTTAGAATACACTAAAATCCACCTTTGCTATGGCTTGTTGATTATCATTGCCATGTGCATTTTTACGAGTTAAGATTCTGTGTTCACCGCCACCGAGCATTAGATACCCAAAGGCATCACCGATGTGTGAGAAGTTGTTTTTAAACGGTACATCTTTAAACCGTTCATACCCTGCACCCACCGCTTCACGCTTAAAGTAATACCCACCTGACAAGGCTTTACGCAACATAGAACAGTGCTTATTCACAATCAGTCCTGCTTTACCAGCAATCAAGCGGTTCATTGGCATCGCACCTGCTTCTCTACGCACCTTAAAGTCGTTACTCACGGTTGGTCTGGCGTTCATTCCTTGTGTTTTCAAATGGTCAAACGCTGTTACTTCAAAGATTTCATCTCGTTTGCTACCTGCTGGATCACCCCAGATCTTAATATCTTTGGCATTGGGAAACATCTTATTGATTTCAATCTTGAGTTGTGTGGTAAATCGTTCTAATCCCATGTCAAAGGTTACTAGTTCGTGCAAGATATGCCACCTACCATTGTCCAATCGCTGACCAAACACTGCCGCAGGTGTCAAACCAAAGTCAAGTCCGATCTGTAACGGATATTCAGGCAAATATTGTATTTCCTCACTCATCAACGAATCAGTATATTCTTGCCACACAGCTCTGCCTTCTTGCACAAAGACATATTCACCACCAGCATAGCAGCGAATCCAGTCTAAGTTTTTTCCTCCAAGCATTTGCTCATAGTACCCTTCCGTTAAATTATCAATGTTCTCTGCTCGGTCATTAATTGCCCAGTATTTACCACCTGCATAAATCGCATCTTCAAATTGTGCATCTACTTCTTTAACACCACCAGGTTGCTTGTAGAACTTCCAAGCATACTTACCTTTCATCTTTTCTTTTTCTGCCAATCTATGCCACCAATGGTCGTCATCAGGTGGGTTGGTGTCCATAATAATAAATCTATGTTGGCAACCGCCATGTGCTTTGGTTGGATAACGACCAACACGGTGTGTCAAACCATCGATGACCGCTTTGGGCAGTTCTCTGGCTTCATTTACCCAGGCACCAGTCAGTTCCAAAGATAACAACTTACGCACATCTTTGGGTGTATCTAGTGCTAAAAAAATGACTTCCATGTCTAGTCCTGCCAACTTTCCCTTTGGCGGTAACTGTATGTGATGTGTTAATGGTGGCGACCAACGCATCGGTCCCCAAGTGGCTTCATCAAATATCTCTAACCAAGTCTTAATAGTTGTGGTTCTAAGTTCAGGATAAGAGTTACGCACAATTACAAAGCGACTGTGGCGAGTGTTGTCCAGTGGTGAGACTGGTTGTTGTAATGCACGCAACATTATCTCAGATGCACAAGCATAAGATTTACCAGAACCTACTGGACCCATTAGTCCACGCACAAAAGACTGGTCGTTTAGAAATTTCCACACAGTAGGACTTTTACTAAAATCCAGATTCAATGCAGTTACATCAGATTGCTTATGCTGATTGGTCTTGCGTTTTGATAAATCGGTACTACCTTTTACTCTCGCCATTATAAATTATATTCCTTGATCGTATCAATCCACGCATTGGGAATGTTTATCATTGCATTATATTCGTTATCTGATTTAGTACAAGCTAATAATATTCTTTCTTCATTCTGATCTACCAAATGTCCGATTGACACACACTTATCTAACTTGCAGTTTGCCTTAGCATCTTCTTTTGTTATCCAACCATTTTCTGCAACTGCATCGTACCAAACCACTAAGGTTATCTTAGTCTTGTGTTTCTTCCTGTTCATCATCATTTTTTTCTTTTACCTCATACACTGTTTCAGGTCCAGATATATTGATGCCTAATACTGATGGTCTATTCTGTGAGGTATCTACATTCAACATACCGTAGTGTTTTGCCAGTAAACGCAGTGCTGCAATCTTATCGTACATCTCAACTTCCAACTGGTTACCATACTTGGTTGGTGTAACCTTCATTTTCTTGATATTACGCCTAGCTTTTTCAGGAATCTGATCTGATGCCAACATTGTAGTACGACCATTCTCATCCCAGTTTAAAACATCTGTTATTTCCGATGCACCAATCGCTGCCAGTTCTTGTTCAACAGCTTGTCGTTTTGCTTCGTTTGGAGATTTCAGTATCTCTTTAGCTTCACGCAATGATAATGATTTAGCCATATGGCGAGTATATAACTGTTTTTACCAAAAATCACAAAAATTTTTTGTCAAGTGGATATATACATAGCAGGGTGGCACCCCCCATAATATGCATATTGACAATGACATGATAGTATAAGCCGTTGATTTTATTGATATTACAGCATTATTTAACATAATGATGATTATGCGAAGCCTAAATCGTAAGTCATTGATTTTATTGACATATATATGACAGTATATTAGCGTTTTTATGGTGTTTTGCCTGGTTTATTCCTGGTTTATTCCTGGTTTTGTATATTGTGTGTTTACGGGGTTATTTATTAATAGATATCACTCTTATGTATCTCATTATAT